TAGTCAATCGACCCATCATTTGTATTTGATCAAAATCTATTGATCTTAATTGGGGACTAGCTACATTTTTACCCAGTACTGGTGTGCCCTCTAGGTGCAAAGATTCTAGGATTGAAATATTGTTAGCCTTTTTGCCGTTTGAGTCAACTAGACCGTAAATCGGGCCCTCGGATATCAAGTCTAAAACAGCCATTGAAGCTACAGATTGTAAAGCGTCTTGCCCACCTGCTGGCGGTTCAAGTGTAGCCGAACCTCTAATTGGTTTTGCCTTTGATTTTAAATATTCCTTATAGTCCTTCATCCCAATTATATTACACTATATCAACCAAACAGTAATCAATTACTTTGTCTTGGCTTTTTAGTGAAATTTTTATTTTTATAACTTTTTCGTCTTTAGGAGTTATAATAACTCCATTTTTTTTAAATTTTAAATATTTTTTTGTATAATCTTTCGTTGATTCTTCATATAAATAAGCTTCTAGGTAAATATTTGGGTAATCAACTAAAACACTATTCATTGTGTCCATATCTTTAATCAAAACAGTAAGGAGCATATTTTCTAATTTAGGTATCTTACAAAATCTTGTGTCTAAATGGTATGGTGTAATTTCGGAATTTAAGAATAAGTTACAAATTCTGAAATTTTTCTTTTTTGGGGGTAAAACTGTTACTGAGTGTCTGATCATTTTTCTATTGATTTTACTTCAAATGTATATGTACCAAAACTAGTAATATCATTAAAAGTTCCTGTTGTTTTGAAATATCCATTTTCTGTTGCTGCCTGCTTTGCTATTTTCTTAGATTCAATATTTCCATTTGGTTGGATGACTAAAACTTCATAAGCTGTTTCATTTCCCGTAAAATTCCCAGATATTGAAAAATCTATTTGCTGTCCGTAATTATTATCAACTACTTGAGATGAGAATCCTTCTGGCTCTGACAAAGCTTTAATTTCATTTTCTGGTATTCCAATACCAAATGGCTCTGGGTCGTCTAAAGTAAAGTCTATTGAACTTTCTATCAAATCAAACTTTTCTCTTCTATACTCTGTAGCGCTAACAGAGTATAAGTTAGTTTCTTCTGGGTTGATTTTTAAAACTCTATATTGTTTTGGAGTTCGATTTTGTAAATCTAAATTAATTAAAGTTCCAATTGGTACGTGATCTAAGTATCCACTTGGATCTTCTACTCCAAGTTTAATTTTTGTCGTTAGATCGCTTACTCCAGTAATTTTTAATTCTCTAACTTGTGGGACATAAAGGCCACTTAATTCTTGATTACCAATAGATCCTCCAGTTGTTATATGATTATAGAGATCACTGAGTTTATCTTGACCAGTTGGGACAACAACAAATGCACCACTGTGGTTGTTTATGATTGAATTTGTGTTTGGTCTGTTTTCTATTTCTATAAATTTATCTCCCGCACTTTCAATTTTTAAAATCTCTGCATAATTAGCTTCAAAGTTTTTTAACTCATCTTGTACTTCAATAATATCTCCAATAGAAAGCATCAAAGCTTCAGATGGGGCTTTGAAATTAACAATTTCTCTTTCTAGTTTGTTGGAGTATAAAATATATCTTCCTAGCCTTGCTGCTTGCGCTCTACTTGTCGCGCCCTTTGCATTAATAGCTCTTCTGATTATACCATTATCTCGCATACCATCTTCGTCAATAAATGTTTCGTTTTTGGCCGTGAAATCATCTCTTTTATCTAAATATGTAACCTCAGCTACATTAAATAATGAAGATTTATTAGTTGTTTGGTAATTAAATACACCATCAAACACCTTTCCATTATTAAAAAACATCATTGGGTCTTTGGGTTGGTCTGCAAAAAAGTCCAATCTTCCATTTGCCCAAAAAGCCATACCGTTAAAAACAGACGCTATATCTTTAATGGTGTTGAAAGCGTTATTAGCCGCATCTAACATAATATTACATGAAAAACGGGGTTCTAATCCACCAAGTCCGTCACTCACCCCAACAAAATGACCATTATCATCTACGCCGTCACAATATCTACCAATTTTATAAAGATTAAATATATTTATATCTTCGAGATCATCGATTCTATTCCCTATCCCGTATCTTTGATTTGTTATTATATCATATAAAATCCAAGCTGGATTGTCAGTCCAACCAATTTTAAATGTTCCATCCCAATCTCCTTCATAAATTACCCTTGTCCCTAAGTCACCCACATTAGCAACAAATCGTTTATCCTTTCCAGCCAAATCTAATGGAAAATAGTTCGATGGAATTTGTATTCTTCTAAGTCTAAGTTGGTATTGTTTATTTGGTGGATCTTTAAATGTTCTCGCGTCAATTTGTGTTTTCATAACAGCGGAAAACGGATAAGAAAAACTTTCTTTAATAATTTCTAAAACTTGGAATACCCTAGCACCCCTACCGATTCTTGTAGATGTTGTCTCAAAATCATTCTTTCTAATAACAACTTTTCTTGGGAACCTTTTGGCTAAACTAGCTATATCTTCACCTGGATAATGATCAGCAATTTCACTATACGTTGGAAGAACAATTTCATCAGAATCTACTGCGTAAAAACTAGTTACCGTTCCATAGTAAGAAATTTTCTTTTCTTCTGCTGGATATATACTTTCTGGAACACCATCGAAGGAGGTAAACACAGAAAAATTGATTTGAACAGCGTCTGTTTTAATTGTAGTCCCCAAGGGATCTTGTTGAGCTAGAATTTCTTGATATAATGATTCAATAATAAAAGTGACTTTTACACAATCAACATCTCTTCTTATTACCTTATGAGAAAGATCAACAACATCAGAATCTAGTGGAGGATTCGCCATCCAATCTGATTGAAATGTTCCATCAGACTCAACATCAGAACTTGATGTACCATCAATGGCGCTATTTTCCCTCATACCATAATTACTGTATTGATTATTCTTATCTGCGCTATCTAAACTTAAAGATGAATCAAATAATTCATTTGTATCTGTTGGCCCATATATAGATTTATTATATTCTGTCGCCGTAACACTAGTTTCGGTTAATGGTTTTTGATCCTCTTCACCCAAATTAAAATCCACATTAAAGTTGGTAAAATTAAACAAACCTGGAGCTTTTTCCTTTACCCTTAATTGTATAGATTTACCAGTTACTTCTATATCTGGGACTTTTATATTTGGATTTGCAATGTGAGCATATGAAATTCTTTTTCCAGATACATCTTGTTTACCAAGTAAATCTGCGGTTCCAGATGCGTCATTAGTAAAATTATAAAAACCGCTATCATTTTGTATACTCAAAACTTCTGGGTCTATTTTATTTGATCCAGAGTAAGTGTAAAAATATCCAGCAAAATTACTAGTCTCGCTTGCTCCAGGAGGAGTGAAATAAACGTTAAAATTTGCAGCTCCATCCCTTTCACCTTGCATAGCTCTAAAGGCATAAACTTTTCCACTTTCTAAATTAACAGTAGCGCTTTTTGATGTATTTCCGTGAACACCTCCATTATTTATTGTGGCATTTGAAGTAGTGAAACCACCAGTAGCGTTATCGCCAACCCATAAATGAGAAGCATCATCACTTGCTATTCTAAAACCATAATTACCATTATGTCTAGCTCTGAAAAATCCAACAAATTCTGTTGTGTAACTACTACCAAAGTCCCCTTGTTGTATACTATTTGTATAGTACTGTGCTTGCACCGTGGCTCTAGAAAAATTTACATTATCATTATAATATCCAGCATATCTAGTCCCGCTAATGCCAGAGTTTAAAATTAATTGTTGTCCAGTGATTATATCCGTTTCTCCTATCTTCCCAGATTTAGAATTAAAAACATCGTAATTGCCAGAAATACCACTTGCTACTTTATTTTCACTTACTGTTGCTGAATCTGTTTCTGCTATAAATATAATTCCAGTATTAATTGTCCCATCAGACTCTAATGGGATAAATCTTTCTCCCAAATAAACGGGGTAAAGAAAAGCCCCCTTAAATTTATTTGACGCAGCTTCATTTAATTCTACGCCAAGATTTTGCACATTTGTTGCACCTGTAATAATTGGGAACCTATAAAAAGGGCTTGTACTTTCTGGTTGTATGCGATACTCGTACGCTATAGATTCTCTTATCTGTTTTGATGTTAAATCAAATCCAGTCACCTCTGGAAATGAAAACCCTAGTCCCCTTTCGTCTTGTATTTCCAACCTATCTCCATCTACTGCATATGTTAACTCATAGTCTTTTGCAAAATTTGATGAACCAAAAAAATCGTCAGCACAAAAATTCATATATGCAAAGTTTCCAGTATTTGCTGTTATATCTCTTCCTGTTGTTTTTTCTAAAACTGAAAAGTTATTTAGGGCAAAAAAGTCTCCACTAGCACTCGCTCCTGGGTTTGAGTTATTTTCATAAAGTCTCCATGCTATTCGACGAAAGTTGCTATCTGGATTTGTGTACTCAATATCAAAATCATTCCATTGATCAAATGGAAAATCTGTTGTACCTCCTGTTATTCTAAGTGGAGTTTTTGTGCCATTATCAAATAACTGCAATCTAAGTGAATTAACGCTATTATTTGACGAGGGTATGTAAATAGATCCCGTGAATCTATAAGTTTTGTTTGGTTTTATTGATCTTCCTGCATTATAATTTGGTCTTTCGACAAGATAAGATTTATCACTATTTTTCTGACAAACAAACTTGTCTGCATCTTTTCCAAGAATTGTTTCTTTAAACTTTTCCGCATTTTTATAGGAAAATAAGTTATACAAACCACTACAGTCTACATATGTGGAACTAAGACTTTTTGCGGTAATTCTACTTGTAATTATTGACGGGTCAGAATTGTAAAATCTATAAGGCTTCCAATCATCCAAACCTAAATCATTTATTTTTTCAGATATGGCGTCTATTATGGGTTCCTTTAATCCATCTGGTTCAAAATCATCAGCGAATTCATATCTATATTTAGATGGAAGACCATCTGGGAAATAACTACTATAGGTACTGCTAAATCGCATAGCAGTACCTATATAGGTTAAGTTGTTTTCCGAGTTACCAGCGCTTCCACCTGGAGAATGAAGTATTTTAAAAAAAGCTCTAGTGCAAAAAGATTGCATCAATCTTCCAGTCGAGTTCAAAGATGCACCCATATCATAACTTCCTTGATACAATATAGGGTTGTTAGTTTTGAATACATAAGGGTTAGGAAGATTAAAATTATTGTTGTAATTTACTTGATCTGGGTGATAAATTTTTCTAATTGCATATGGCACCTTTCTATAACCATGACCAGCCGATCTGTCAGTCATAAAATTATCTTGAGCATCGCTCGAGACACTATAAACGTTACCTAAATTAAAATTAGCAGCATATCTTCGGCCTGGGTTCCAGGTCATTACTGTATTATATGGCTCATTGCGAGTGTTATTTAAAGCATCATTAAGTTTTCTTTTACGATGAATTAACCCTCCCCGAAAACTAGAATTAGCTCTATAATTTGTGAATGGGAAAAGCCAATTAGCGCTCGGTGCATATTCTTTGTGAACAAATCTATTTTGTAAATCTTCTTGATATTCATTTAATTTACCACTAACAAAGGAAGAGAAATCATAACTTACTCCACTTAATTTATCGGTTGAAAGATTTTGGACTCTTATGTTTGACAGTTGCGGCTCCGCAACAACTGTACCATCTAAATAAATCGCCTCAAGGGCTGAACACGATTCGCCCTTTGAATTTACAAAACCCTCAATTGGCCCTTCGGAGACAAGATCGCAAGCCGTTAATTTCGCAGTTGATAATTTTAAATCACTAGAAAACGGAGGAGTTAATCTTGTAAATTGGTTACCTAAAGAGTCGGCATTCGCCTGCAGTCTAGCATAATACTTTTTCTTTTCGTCTCCTGCACCGAATACTGAAAATTTATTATATTTTTTATATTTCTGTAATATGTATTCTTTCATTACAGATTCCTATATAATTCAGATATTGAGTTCCCAAAAGCTTTTTGTATTTTCATCAATGCGTTTGTTCTATTGGATTCAAATCTTCTTTGTAACTGGGTGTCTAAATGTAATTCAAAGTTTGTAACACTTGTGCCCACAACATACGAACCCACTCTCAGCCTTCCATATACAATTGGAATTGCCCTCCCTTGTGTTGATGTATTTCTTGGGTTCTGAAAAAGGAAAGATGAATTTTTAATAGAAGCCTTAATGCTTTGTTCATTTGGTTCGTTTTCTGGTATCGGTGTTAGTAGATACATAATACCAGCAATAATTAAACCCACGCCCAAAGCGATAAAAAATGCACCCAACGCAGCACTAGTTACAGCAAGCCCAACACCAATTGCAATAGCGCCAATTGCAATAGCAATGAGGCCTGGCCCATGCCCTAATAAACAAGGCACAATATCAACTTCTTCTATTCTTTTTTGATCTTGTGTTAATTCTAAAGAGTTTTTGGATTTTCCATTTGTCATTATTTCGTAATGACCGCCAACCCTAGCTTCATCTACAATACTTTTTCTAAATCCAGGGAAAATGGCGTCCAAAGCTTTAATCGCATCTATTGGTTTTTTGATATTAGCAAATTCAAAAGATTCTCCATAGAGTTTTTTTAATTTTCCGTGAAGTCTGATTTTTGTTTTCATTAGTATGCAGCCCCTTCTGATGTAGATGTTTCAGCCTCTGGAGCATTCCTGTCAACAGCATTGATTACAGTTTCAACAACTCTCGAACCAACCCTCAATTCTCCGTATCCAACAGGCAAAGAAACAAATTGAGATGTAAAGTTTGCCTTTGAAGCAAACCAAAAAGAATTGCCGCCCAACTGCTGTACCATTGCTCGAGGTTCGTTTTCTGGTATTGGAGTCATTAAATATTGTATACCAGCCATAACTAATCCGATGGCCAAGTTTACCACAAAAGCAATAAGAAATGGTCCAGAACCCCCAATATAAGGAACAATATCTATTGTTTTTATTTCCTTTTTTTCTAAAGCTTGATTTGCATTTTCAACTAATTCTCCATTAACTATGAATTGATAAAAATTATTTCTTTCAGCTTCTTTAAGAAAGAAGTTTTTAAAACCATCATAATTGGCATCAATAGCCAATATAGCATCTACTGGTTTATTAATATTCGCTATTTTGTAATGTGGTTTAAATTTTTTAGAAACCAATCCGTGGAGAGTTATTTCTGTCATTCCAACTCCTTTTTTAATTGTTTTAAGTGGCCTTGATCGGCGTCTGAATATTCTGGCTCATGTATTCCAAATTTATTGTTTTTTGTGCAATAAATTAAAAATGGATAACAAATAATATCGGCAGACTTAATATCAAAAGTTGAAGGTTTTTCTGTTCCATCATTATGAGAATGATAGATAGCTACAATATCATTATTATTTTTCACATAAAGAAACTCTTTTGCTGGTATGTAAAATTGATTCTTCTTATCTTCAGCTCTGTTTTCACACATTATTAAATCCAGTTCTCCATCTTTCCAAACAACAAAACCACAACGTTCTTCAGATACGTCTTTTTCACATTCAAATTCTATTTTTCTTTTTATACTCATTAGTAAGAATATTTCTCTGTTCCTGGAAATCCACCATAAGGCAAATCTTTATTATTATTCACTCCTCCAAAATCATCATTGGCGAATCTCAGTCTGCACCCAAATAATTTTTTAGAACATTCATCTTTGATCCATAAGTCTGGTCTTTTTTCTGGAGTTTGGCCACTGATGGAAGTGTGGTCACTTTTACATATATA